CCCAAGTTAGCCGCCCTGTGCTGAAGTACAATCCATTATCAGGACAATTGGAAAAAGTGCAGGGCATTTTTCTACCCTTTGTTCACAAAAAATTCACAAAGAAATTTTCAAAAACCTATTGACTTTTGCGTTAGAATGTGGTATAATATATACATCAAAGCAAAGGAGATAAGGATATGAAATACCTTAATGAATATATCAATCACATGAGAGGAAACAAGAAGTCAGAGGGAACAATTCATGAATACGTTCGCAATCTTACGGATGTGTTCACGACTATTGGCAAGAATGAAGAAGCGGTAGCCTATGAGGATATAGAGAACTACAAGTTGTCAATAGCTTCGCTGTCCTCATCAACAATCAACACAAGAATTTCTGCGCTTAAGAGCTATTATAAGTTCCTTATGCAGAGACGATATGTTGAAGTCAATCCTGTTGAATATGTTGAATGCCCCAAGGTTAAGAACAAAGAAAAGATTCCGCTTACAGGCGAACAGGTTAGAGCTATGATAGCTAAAACCAGCAATGTTCGTATGGAAGCGTTCATCATGGCACTTGCCACAACAGGAATGCGTATCGCTGAACTTGCGTCTGTGACTATCGATGACTACAATAACCGTGTAGGCAACACCATAATTATCACCGGTAAGGGCGACAAAGAACGTCGTGTGACATTCCCTGATGAAGCTATTGCTTGCATCGATAAGTATATATGGAGTGAGCGTAGTATTCATGCGGCGAAAACAGGAACAAATCTGCTGTTTGTTTCTAATCAAGGAACTGCTCTTGCGGCGGGCAATATGGGCGAACAGCTTAAGAAAATAGCTAAAGAAGCAGGAATTCCTCAGTGGGATAAAGTGTGCAATCATCTTCTGAGAACCACTTGTGCAACCCTCGCTTTGAGAAATGGCGTTGAACTACCTACCATACAAAAAATGCTTGGGCATAGCGACATCAACACAACAACAAGATACGCTAAAATAGCTGATGAAACCGTTGCAAACGCAATGGCTACCATGAGATTTTAAGGAGGTGAAAACATGACAGGATTTAATATGGAGTCGGAAATCTTTGAAGCCATAGCTGAATATTGGGTCAAGGAAATGAAGGACGATGAGACGGCAGTTGACTGCTTGTTCTATCTAAAACAGCGACTAATAAGCGCAGAAGAAAGAGATAGAGCGGCTGTAGCAATTGAACAGATGGGCAGATGTTCAAGATGTGGCGAAAAACTTGAGATAGTAGATAGTGATATTCCCCATCCCGAGCTTGATGGTACACCTGTTGAGCATTGGACGAATATCCAGTGTCCCAAGTGCGATAGGAGAATGTGATGGCTACTAAAAGAGAAACAAAGCAGGAAAAAGCCGAACGGTTAATGCTCAAGCAGTTCCTTGAAACTTATCCAAACGCCAAGGCAGTTATGAAAGCTCTTACAGAAAAACAGAACCCTGAGCTTCATGATATTGTCGTCAATGCTATCAAACCTCAACTTGAAAAGGCGAGAATGATTGGTGTTCAGATAGGCTGGAACGGAGCATTGATGAGCCTTGAAGGTGAGTGCGAAAAATGCAAAGACAAGGAAGAAATTCTTGAGCTACTAAGAAAGAAAAAGAAAGAAACACTTGACAAACTTAAGATGAAAGATTTTGATAATAATGAAAATGAGGTAAATGAATAATGGATAATTCTGTACTTAATGCGACAAAGAATAGATTTGGTGTAGTAGGTCTTGTGTCTGAGCTTGACCTGAAGCGAGAAGATTGCGTTGTTAAAGTAAAGAGTGATGACGGCTCTGTGTCGGAAGTTCCAAGTGAGCGTATTCGTGGTAAGATATCACTTGAAATTGGTGCAAATCAGGTCAAGACTTTCGATGTGTATGCGTCTAAGACTACATCTAAGGGAAAAGAGCACCAGCAGTGGGCAATGTATGAAGCTATGATGAATTGGAATCCAAGGATTCATGGCAATCCGAATGAAGAGCCAACTAAGGTAATTCTTAACGGTTCTGTGGGGATTAATGATTATCTTGGACAGGACGGTAAGGCGCATTCTATTCTTAAGTGGAACATAAACAGTGCTAATACCAAGGTGTCACCTAATGAACCACTTGGCTGTTCACTGAATTTCACAGGTTTTGTCAAGAAGATTGTACCGGAGATAAGAAATGAAGAGGAAACCGGACGTCTTAACGTTGAGCTTCTTGGCGTAGACACCAAGGGTGCTGTTTATCCTGTAGGAATTATTGTACCCGAAGAGCTTGTTGAAGGCTTTACAGACTTTTATGAAGCGGGCAAGACGGGCAACTTTGATATAGATGTTGTTATGGTTCACGTCGGTGATAAAAAGGCTAAGAAGAAGGCGTTTGGTAAGGCGGCGTCAACCAATATCAATACAGGGTTTGATATAGAAGAGCGTGTTATGCGTGGTGGTAATGAGCCTATTGAAGAGCCTGAAGATGAAGACGAAAATGGCAATCTCATTGATAATGGTTGGCTGAATCCTGAAGCAATTAAGATTGCTATTAAGGAACGTGAAAAGATGCTTGCTGAGCTTGAAAAGAACCCGCCTAAGAAGACTACTGCGTCTGCTCCCGCACAGAAGACAAGCAAGTTCAGCAAGAAGCCGGATATGAACAGCACTGACGACGATGATGACTTTGGGTTTTGATAACCTTGATGAATTGCCGTGGTGAATAAGGGGAGGCAACTCCCCTTTGAATATAATGAATAAAGGAATAAAAGGAGAATTTAATGGCTAAGATTGATTTAAGAAGTCTTAAGAAGTCAACTATTTGTGATTCGCTTAAAGGCGCAAAAGTGATCGTGTACGGAGGTAACAATCTTGGAAAAACTTACCAAATGAGTAGGTTTACTGATAAGGTGCTTCTTCTTGCAACTGAAGCGGGATACGGTGCAGCAGATTGCGTTATTCAAGAAGTGACAAGTTGGGTACAGTTCAAGGATATTGTTAAACAGTTGACTTCTGAAAAGGTTGACAAGGATGATAAGGATGGGCGGCTTGAATGGGAAACTATGCAAGACCTTTATGACACAATTCTTATCGACACAACAGAAAATCTTGTTGACCTTGCAGAAAAACAGACTTGCACAGAATTCGGTGTTCGTGACCTTAGTGAAATAGAAGACAGCAGAAAGAATGGTTACAGCATTTATCGTAAGGATTTCAAGGCTACTGTTGACAGACTTTGTCACTTTGGATATACTGTTGTTTTTGTCAGCCATGAAGAGTTTATTGAAAAGACGGACGCTAAGGGCAACAAGTATCGTTATATGCAACCCAAGGGCAGTGAAAACATAAAGGGGTCTACACGCTTTGTGCGAGACCTTTGTGACTTCTGTATTGCGCTTGTGTCCAACGGTGTTGATGAAGATGGGACACCTATTCCTTCGTCTGCATATTGCGCTGAAACAAAAACGCTGTTCGCACGTAGCCGTTATGCAATGGTTCCATTCATTGAGGAATTTTCTGCTGAGAATCTTAAAGCGGCGATGCTCGATGCAATGCGCAAGACGGCAGAGAATCGCAAGGCAGGAATCGCACCGTGGACAATCAAGAAGGAAGGTTATTCCGCAAATGAGCTTATCAGCATGATTAAGCCCTATTTCACAGCGGCACGGGCTAAGTTCCCAGATGATGTTGATAATATTGTTGAAACGTCACTTGGCAAGCGTGTTAGCGAAGCAACGGATGATGATGTTGTACAGCTTGAGAATGTATATAATCAGCTTACAACGCTGTGTGATAATCAGGGAATTAAGGTAGAGTAATGAAGTGTCGAGTCTGTGGGCAAGAGATAAGAAAAGGTGATAGGTTCAAAGGCGTAGACTTTGTGTCAATCCCTTTCTGCTCTGAATCTTGTTATAATGAATATCATATAGACCATAAGCCTGTTTCAAGGGAGCGCAAAACCAAAGAAGCTACCGAACGTCTTAAGCTCACAGACTTTCTTTGCGAATTATATCTTGATAATGGCGTAGAAACGCCCTTTGGATGGTTTGGTAAGCAAATTGAGAAATTTGAAAAAGACCATGATTGCACTGACCGTGACATTAAATTGATGATACGTTACGCAATTGAGTATGAAGGTTATGAGCTTTGTACAGATTATGGCATACGTCAATTTGAAAGATTCTATCCCTTGTATAAACAGTTTAATGAAGCGATTAAGCGGTCAAAAGAAGTTGCTGAAACAATGCAAGATGACCCGGTTGTTCCGGTAGTACCCAACTCAGGCGAACGATATATAGGATTTAAGGTGGATTTAGATAATATATGATTTACAACATTAACATTGGCTCACAATTGCTTGGCTGTATATTCAAGAATCCAAGTCTCATCATGAATCCGCAGTTCCCTTTACAGCCGGATGATTTTGCGCCTGAACAGTTTCATAAGATTTTATTCCTTTGCGCCTCTAAAGCATATCAAGCAGGAATCAACGACATCACGGAAATAGAAATAGATAATATTGCTAAATCTCATAATGCCGCTTATGAAATTCTTGTAGATAATCGCTTTGAAGATTTCGTCGCTACTGTCCGTGAATTAGCAAGCCTTGACAACTATGAATCTTATTGGAATAGCATCCGTAAATATTCCATGCTCCGGCAAATGAAGGACGCAGGAATGAATGTGGATAAGTGGTTTGATGAGACGGTTGATAATGGGGATAGAACCGCTGAATTCACCATACAGGAAAT